GATTATCTTCATCAACTACAAGGTGATGGTATAAACGTCCGTCTACATACCAACGACGGAAAATATCATGTCCCAACTCTTTAAAATTGAGCATGCCATAAATTCCATCAAATTCTTCTTTAATTAGTTTTTTAATTCTATCAGGAACTTTTACCCCATCAAGATTGATGTCTAGGTTTTGTTGAAGATCGCTTGAACTAACCGACTCATTGATGATATCTTCGATCGCAGCATCTACTTCAGGATGCATTGCGTTTCCACGATATTTCATTACCAACTGATAATTGTCTTTAGAGTCGTTTCCGTCTAGATTTAAATATTGTCCATAATGTGAACCACTGGCGGTGGTATAACTGCCACCTTCGTCATCACGTGCAGGGACGATGGAAGGACGTTCTTTTTCGTCTTCCTTTTTCTTCTTACGACTTATCTGAAAACCAAAGAGACTTAATCCCTCTGATCCTGATCCTGCTTCATCTGCCATTTCAATTCCTTAAACTGTTATTGTGAACGGCAGGGGAGAAAGGACTAAAATCAACCCTGCCGTTCTATAGTTATTTAGGTGGTTGTATCAGACTCATAATACTGATACGACCATGTGCAAGTGAAGTTTTCAATCGCATCATTTGAAGAGAAGTCCAACGCAATTTCTGAAATATTTGCTGGATATGCTCCACGGAAGGTGTAAGTCTTGAGGACTACACCAGAACGATCGAGTTGTTCTACTTTGAGATCTGCTTCATATGCAATAGGTGCTTCTAGACCTGTATTCGCACTATGAGCATTGATACCATTCATCCACCGTTCAAGTGCATTTCGTACCGCGAAATCAGTATCGTTGACAATGGTAGTTGTCCATTGATCAAACGTACGATCTCCTGCCATCTTTAACTGACGACCACGAAATGGTACAACAATTTCACCCATCGCTGATGAAGGCAAAGATGCAGCAGACACCATAAATGATGTTAGTTCTGCGTCACCGTTTGCATAACCAGGATAGTTGATAGTTACCTGAAAGAGATTAGGACGAGCACCGCCACCTCTTAGTTTTGCTTTAAAATCATCTACTCCGAGAATTGCCATTTTTTATCTCCTTACACCGTGCCTACGACTTCTTCGAAGTCAACACCAGTTCTAACTGCCACAAAGTTCAATGTGACGTAGTTAATCGACCGAGCAGGCTTAATGAAGATATTTGCAATAAACTCATTACGATCAACGATCGCTGGAGTGTTATTAGTTTCGTCACACACTACACGGAAATCCGTAATACCGCGACGACCCTTTACTTCACGAAGGACTGGTTCTACAATGTTGACAAACTCAGCACGAGTGAATTCATCGTTGAATTCAAACATGACTTGTTCTGCCGCACGACCAATCGCACGTTCGAGTACTAAGAATAGACGACGAACGTTGATGCGGTCAAATGCTGACGGACGACCAAGTTTAGTTTTATCACCGAACAATAATACTCCTTGACCAGGAATATTTGCGATCGGGTTAACACCTGCTTTATACAACGTATCACGTTGTGATTTTGTTGGTGAATATGATATCGCAGTAATACCAAGATATTGACCACGACGTGAACCTGCAGGAGAGAACCATGGAGCGCGATTCAAATCGGTTGCTGCCATGATACCTGCCGTAGATGATGACGCAGGAATATTGATATACTGATCATTGAACTTATCATATATCTTCAGATAGTTAGCATCTGTCACAAGATAAGATGAGTTTGTAAACATATTTGCTGTGGTGACAATATTAGTTGTCATTGTAGCAGTGTTTGTTAGATTTACCATATCTGATCTAGCAGGTGATGCCGCAACAACACAATCTTTACGAAGTGATTGTGCGGTAGTGATCAAATCGTTTACCACAGTTGCTTGATTTTCACGAGAAGCCATCCCAGGAGCAATCAAGAAATCAACTTCTACGATATCTTTATCTTCGAAAAGATCAAAACCTGAAAGAAACTCTGAAGTTCCTAATGCAGCTGAATTAGCACCTTTAGTGAGTTTGTAGTTTGAAGCAGCAGTTAGAGCGGATGGATCAAAATTATCACCATTGTCGATATTTGTTCCTGCACCAGCTGTGCTGAAATCTGAATCAAAACCTGTCATCCACACAAAGTCTGAACGAGTGTTGACTGCATCAACAACATAGTTAGTTGTTCCATCGGTGTTCTTAGCGTTTGTACCGACAGACATGAAAGGATATCTTTCTAGTACTGTACCACGTGAACCTGTAAACTCACCACCTGAGTCTACAATAACAAGGTGAACTTCGTCATTAAGAGCACCAGCATCTGTTGCGTAATTTGATGTGCCAGGAGCAGTATCAAACTCGTCTTTATATGCCCATGTACTAAACGCAGTTGCGTCTGGTGGGCATATAGAAACTTTAATTCCATTTCCTAATTCGCCAGGATATTTTGCGACAAATGTATGACTTGCTGCTGCTAATGCGGCTTCTTGTCCTAAGAAATCTGTTTCGTTTTTAACGACGGGAGTGCCTAGACCACCGTCAGAATCTGTTGCAAGTTGTCCTGTAGACGAACGAGCGTTTAATGCATCGCTTGTTACTTCTCTTACGACTTGGAGTGATCCTGAGTAGCGTAGGAAATAAGATGCGGAATGCCAATCTATTGTGTTTGCTGAGTCTGGAGATGCAAAGGTATTAGCGAGATTTGTCTCGTTATCAATTAATACTCTTTGTTCAGCAGGTCCCCAGCGAAAGTTCCCTACGATTGCGCCTGTAGTTGACTGAACGTTTGGAACGCCACCAGTCAGATCTATTTCTTTGACGACAACCGCTGGTGAAGCAGACGGTGTTGAAAGTGCCATTTTTATCTTCCTCTGTTAAATTATATGTTCCATAATACGATTTCAGTCAATTTACCTTTATTTATAATATTCTTAAATTAAAGATTAGGGTCAAAAACTACCGTCGTTGCCCAACGATCATCTCTATCCTCTTGTTCTATTTGATTGATATAACTGCTTCCGTCATCTATAATACCGAATGGAACCATGTCATCATCTATTTCTTTCATCTTTTGTCTGAAGATCATATCTTTTAAATTGATATCAGTCATATCACTAAAATATTGAGTAGAAACAAAATAACCAAACAAAACAAAATTCATAACGAGGTCATCGTGATTACCATCTGATGCCTGATATGATTGACCCCTTGCTTCAAACGTTGATATTTCTAAAATCGTTTGCTCGTCTACTACCTTTATTTTGTTATTTTCTATTAGATCTTTGAAGGCACTACAACCGAGTCTTTTAGTTTTTCTGTTAATTTCAATACCAATAGCATTTGCCTTTATAGTAGATTCTACATGAACATTTTCATATTCTAAATCATGATATAAACCATTACACACAACCGTCCCTTGATCATTTGACTCAATTACCACATAAGCATCGTTGTATAATTTCGCATATTTATAAATAAAGTTAGGGAAGAGCAATGGCGAGATAGTGTTATTGCGATATACAGCAACCTGTTCAAATGGGCGAACGCTAATATCGATCAAATTAAAAGTAGAATAGTCCTGACCTCTTCCCTTGCTTACATCAACAGTCATTATATAATCATGACCTTTTATGGGTTCTTCATATAATAAAAAATTCCCACCTTCTGATATTTTTTTCGGATTTGTTGCTCTCAATCCTAATAAAGTTTCGGCATTGATAAGTGTATCACCTGTCCCAAAGAATGTATTACCAAACTCTTGATCAAACTGCAACTGTGACGTGTTTGAAATAGTTTGTTTTTTCCATTCATCATCACGCCCAGGAACGTCCCACCAGTCAACGCGAAACGATTTGAATTCGTTTACACCTTGTACAGCACCTTCCCATATTTTATGGAATTGATTACCGATACCATTAGCAGTTGAGGTGATAATAACCTTTGTATCTTTACCTGATGATACAACGGGATATGTAGAAGTGTAAAACTCCGCAGCACGTTCTACGAAAGCAAACTCATCCAAGTATAGAAGATTAACTGACATACCACGAATAGAGCTACCACTTGTTGCAGCCGCAAGGATCCTTGAGTTATTACTAAATTCCAAAGAACCTTTATTGAGTGCTTTGGATCCTGGTTGAAGAAAGAACGGGATATTTTCCAACATGAGCGTAATACGCGATAACATTTCTCTCGCAGTGGCACCTTTGTTAGCGAGGATTGCGACCGTTTTTTCAGAGTGGAATAGTGTGTACCAGAGGAGGTACGCGCAGGCGGATATTGACTTGCCAGATTGACGACATGCGAGAACAACATTAAAACGATTCTCCTTAAATTGGGTGAACATATTTTTTTGATAATCATATAATTTAAAAGGAACAAGACCTAAATCAAGTGCAATTACTTTTACATATTCCTCACAAAAATACGCTGGATCTTTCATGCATCTCTTATATTCCTTGAGTAAATCAGGCGTCCATTGTTGAAGGACACCGTCACGTTTTACATTAGGATTCCCGAGATACGATTCTTTCTGGTTCAACATCTATAGCATCATCTTCTTGTAAAAGTTTTTGAATGTCAGCAGTAGATCCAAGGAAATAATTATTCTGCTGATTTTCGACTTGTTTCACGTCTTCGCTTTTGTTTATATCTTTTTGTTTTTTATTAAGATCCATCAATTTATCATTGACGTCTGATATATTTTTTATCATACCTGATAGCACTTCATAAGCACGAGGATGTTCACTTTCACGCGCAACCTCTACCATCATCTCAAGAGACTCTTTACCTTTTTCAATTAATTCGTAGTAAGTGTCCCGAGAATAATCGTAATCATTTTTTACATTACTATCTTCACTCATAATAAATTAGAAACCTCCACCACCTGATGATGGCGCTACTCCAAATGACACAATTTTGAAGTCTCCATTAGCACTATCTTTAACGGCAAGGCAAGCAGAACCGTTATCCCCATCATTTAAGAATATTACTGTTCCCGCACCGAACTGATTATATGTCGCACTATCTGCAGCATTGAATGCTTGTAAAACTGGTGATGCTGGTGCTGTTTGAACAATATTAGTTACATATGCTGAATCAATCAGATTGATTGTTGCAGCAGAATCTAAACCCACATCTGTTTGTCTTGCTTGTACATATGCTGAATCTATTAACGCTTCGACTTGAGGAGCACCCAAAAGCACTCTATTTGACAACTCATCAAAGTTGTTATCCATTTCTGCATGCGTTAATGTAGAACCTTTAGATGACCTTAGTATGATAGTCATTTCTTATCTCCTGTTATGATAGACCGCTATCATATGTTAAATCTATATCTGTGGTGAAACCAAAGTCACTATCATCCAACCCTATCGTAGCAGTTGGGTTTGGAGTAACCGTAATTGTTTCAATCTTTACGTCAGAATCTTGACCAGCACCTTGATCCATTAAGAATACATCTGCTATAGAAGAACGAATAATACCACCAGAAGAAATATTACCATAAAACGAAACTTTCATTTGAAAATCTAAAGTGTATATAATAGTTCTTCGAGTAGATAGGTCTCCATCAAAATCGTCAGAGAAAGAAACACCTTGTATAATAATTGGAATATCTTCAGTAAAATTTGGATATTCAGTAGAAAATGGTTTGATCGTTAGTGTGTACTGCGGATTAAAAGTTGGTAAAATCTGTTCTACAAGTTGTAAAGCGTCATCTTGATTCTTCGCCATAATGTTCAACTGAAATCCAATTTCGTAAGGAACAGGTGAATAAAACTTTTGTCTATCGTTGCTAGTTAATCCGAGTGCTTTAAAATTACTTACTTTCGTCAATTGACGAGTGTTGTCATATGCTATGCTAGTAATCTCAAACGACATTCTAGGAAGTTTAAGAGCAACCTGTGAATTTTCTAATAGGTCTGGATTTGTACGGATTCTATCAAGATACTTCTGTCTTGGCGCATATGCCAAAGGAACTTTTTGCTGATTTAAAACCGTTCCATTAGAATCTAATCTAACGACATAAAGGTTATTAAACAATCTACCAAATATAGAAACTGTTTTCCGGATCTTTTCATGATAATAGTATGTACCAAACATTATTGATTCTCCGGATCACCAAAAGGATTGTTTTCAGTAAAGTCGATAAAATCATCTACATATTGTTTTGTGAATTCATCGTTTTGCTCTGTAGCAGATATATTATTTATTTCACTGACCGCATTCGCTGATAATCCTGTAACTGCTCCGAGCGTGTTATTTATAATATCGGCATCAACGACAAATGTATGGAACTTACCATCGTCAGCACCAACATTTGATAGGAATAAGTGAACGCTTGAATCACCGGAAGAATCTAGTTGTATTCTTTGTATTTCACCACTCATCTTCACGCCACCAGCGATAGTCTGACCAACGCTGTCACCAATACTGTAAGCACTATCAATAGCAGATCCACCGATAAACTGAATCGTGATTGCAGAGTCAGTTGTATAAGTCCCACTATCTGTAAGGGTGATACTTGTTACCGCACCGCCACTGACTGTCGCGGTTGCATTAGCAGAGTCAGAAGTTGTGCCACCAATAAATGCAATCGTAGGAGGAGTTGTATAATAAGTTCCACCCTGAGT